CTAACCGCCCCTTCGGGGGCAACTAAGGGGAAACAAAATGAAATGCACTTTTGATAACGTAATTGCGCAAGCGCCAGTTAATTGGGACGGTGACCTAATGAGCCTGTCAGATGAGCTGAAAGATTTAGCAGTTTATAGCTGGTTCAAAGCTCACCCAACTTGGATCGATGATTACCTTCCTGAAGCTGTTTTCGGCCAGTCTAAAAGCCTGATACATTGCTTATACACTGATAGTTCGGCCTTTAAGCCTTTATTAGACGAGTGCAGAAAATCTTTTATCGTGACGACAGGGTTTCCTATTAAGGGTAACGAAGATGTATTTTATTCAAGTTCGGCTCTGGGTGATTTTGAAACTCTCTGCACTGATGCCGCTGCTTTTCTTGATGTTAGCAATATTGGCTACGCAGATATGCTTAAAGAGCTTATCTATCTTGATGTGGAAAGCACGTTGCGCGAAAAGCTGTTTGACGCTCAAGGTCTTGAAGAATCTTACGATTATAATTAAGGAGAAGTAGAATGGAAAAATTAATTAGTAATGTCCAGGCAATGCCTAAAGACGCTATTGGAAGCTTAAACGGCTTATACTATAAAATTGGTCTACATGGGTTTAGTTATTACTGGAACGGTGACTCATGGTTAAAAAGCCAAACTCCAGCGGTTTTAATAGAGGCTGCGCTTGAAAAGTGTCGCCATAAATTCTCTTTAAACAACGAGGTTTAAGCAATGGCAAAGTTAACGCAAAATGAGCGTGTGATAAATTACCTTAGCCAAGGTAACAAAATAACGTCTTTAGATGCCTGGAAGGAGCTTGGCATTATGCGCCTTGCTTCTCGGATATACGACATCAAGCGCCAGGGTGTTGCAATTCAAAAGGAGCAGATAACTGTTAAAAACAGGTTTGGCGAAAACTGCACCGTTTCACAATGGAGTATGCCGCAATGAATGGTAAAGGATCAGCCCCAAGGCCAATGCCTAACCGGGAAACCTATGAGTCTAACTTTGACGCCATATTTAGAAGCAAGGAAAAGAAGCCAAAGGAAAAGGCTCAGATGATGCGTGACATGCGTGAGCGCAGAAAAACTGAGGGGCTAACTGAGATTAGTATTTGGGTAACCTCAGAGCAAGAAAAGCAGGTGATGGAACTGTTGGGAAAATAGGCATATACTGTTGCTATATACAGCAAGTTGGAGTTGTTATGGCAAGACATTTAATCATCCCAGACACGCAGTGCAAGCCCGGCCAAGACTTTGAACATCTTCGCTGGGCTGGCTTGTATGCAGCAGAAAAGAAACCTGACGTAATTGTCCATGCGGGAGACCACTGGGACATGCCCAGCCTTTCAAGCTTCGATGTCGGGAAAAAGCTTTTTGAGGGTAGGCGATACGTTGATGATGTAAACTCTGGCATCAACGCTATGAGGATCTTCCTGGAGCCTATTATAGAGGAGCGCCAAAGACTTGTTAGGAACAAAGACAAGCGCTGGAACCCTCGAATGGTGTTTACTCTCGGTAATCACGAAAACCGTATTGCGCGAGCTATTAACGATGACCCTAAGCTGGAAGGGTTGATAGGGTTCCATGATTTAATGCTTGAGGAGATGGGCTGGGAGGTTTATGGATTCTTAGAGCCTGTTGTAATCGATGGAATTTGCTACTCTCATTACCACTGCTCAGGCGTAATGGGCCGCCCTGTCTCATCTGCACAGCTTATGCTCAACAAGTTACATATGAGTACCTGCATGGGCCATGTTCAAGACAGGCAGATTGCATTTGCAAAGAGGGCTGACGGTAAGCGAATGACTGGCGTGTTTGCCGGGATATTCTATACTGAAGATCAAGATTATTTAAACCCTCAGACAAACAATAGCTGGAGGGGCATTTGGATGTTTAACGAGGTAGACGAGCATGGGCAGTTTGACGAGATGCCTATTAGTTTGCCCTACTTAAAATCGGAGTACGAAGGCAAATGAGTGATGCAATCAACCCTGACCACTACAAGTCTGGCAGCATAGAATGTATAGATGCAATCCAGGAGTCCATGTCTAGCGATGCATTTAAAGGCTACCTAAAGGGTAACTGCATGAAGTACCTTTGGCGGTATGAGACAAAGCACCCTGACAAGCCAGTAGAGGACTTGCAGAAGGCTCAGTGGTACTTAGCTAAGCTCCTGCAGGAAGTAGTGTTTGATGAAAGTTAAAAGGAAGAGATTATGAACAAGGTGATCAGTTTAGTCGGTCAGCAAAAAGATGGCAGCAAAACTGCCATGCTTCTCAAGAAAGTTTACTGTGATTGCGGTCAAGAGATGAAGTATTGGCTGTGCGATCAGGAAGAAACAGCTTACGGAGTTTGCGACATATGCCACCTATCTTCACCCACTGAGATAGAATGGACTGAGACTATCGAGGAAGACCAGTAATAGGGTATAATCGGACTATGATACGGATAACGATAGACGAAGACATTCACGAGGCTGATGTAGAGTTGGTAAACGACTTTGCCTTGGCTTTGACCGACAAAGATAGGCATCTGATGGAAGAGGTAATTTATTTAACCTGGGAACGGCTAGACTCATCCTGTAGATGCTACGAAATAAACTGCATATGCGAGAAGATATGAGCAGGCCATCTATATTTACCTCTGAGTTAGGCGACAGCATTTGTTACAGGCTATCAATGGGAGAAAGCGCCAGGCAGATATGCCGGTCAGAGAGTATGCCCAGTCTATCTACGCTTATGAAGTGGCTTACAGAGACAGACAAGAAGGGGTTTTCGGAGCAGTACGCGAGAGCTAGAGACTGTCAGGCTGACTTTTACGCAGATGAGATCGTAGACATAGCTGATGAGCTGGGTGATGACGTAGACAGTAACGCTATTAACAAGGCCAAGCTGCGCATAGATTCACGCAAGTGGAAGGTTGCCAGGATGTCCCCTAAGAAGTATGGAGACAAGCAGCAGATTGACCACACATCATCTGATGACTCGTTCAAGCCCACAGTGATTAAGCTAGTGGCAGAGCCTTTGCCTGAGTCGTCCTAGTGAATTGTTGGCACTGTCAGACAGAGCTAATATGGGGCGGAGACCATGACCTGGAAGAAGAGTCCGATGACTTTGCAATGGTGAGCAATCTGAGCTGCCCTAAATGTGGGTCTCAGGTAGAGGTTTACTTCCCTGCGGAAGGGCCGCAAGGGTGACTGATACTGCAGAGATTCGGCTCCCTCCTAAAATAGTCGAGGTCTTTGAAGGTGAGGCCCGGTATAGAGGTGCATACGGTGGCCGAGGGTCAGGCAAGACTAGGTCTTTTGCACTGATGACTGCAGTCGTAGGATACAAATGGGGTATGTCCGGGCAGAGTGGGCAGATCCTATGTGCGCGTGAACACCTCAACTCCCTTGATGAATCATCCCTTGAAGAAATTAAATCTGCTATTCGCAGCGTTGACTGGCTGGCCGCCTATTACGAGATAGGTGAGAAGTTTGTTAGGTCTAAAGATGGACGTATCAACTACGTCTTTGCCGGTCTAAGGCGCAATCTAGATTCAATCAAGTCAAAGGCTAGGGTTATCCTGGCATGGGTAGACGAGGCCGAGGGAGTGTCTGAGTCCGCTTGGCTAAAGCTTATTCCTACGATCCGAGAAGATGGCTCTGAGATCTGGGTGACATGGAACCCGGAGACAAAGCAATCAGCTACTCACCGCCGGTTTAGATTGAACCCTCCAGAAGATATGAAGATTGCGACTATCAACTGGCAAGACAACCCATACTTCCCTGATGTCCTTAACCGTGAGCGCCTAGAGGACAAGAAGCTACGCCCTGACATGTATGACCATATCTGGGAAGGCGACATGCTAATCCATGCTGATGGTGCGTACTACGGAACAGAGATGCGCCTGGCTAACGAGGAGGGTAGGCTTGGGGTGGTGCCATACGACCGCGCTGTTGGCGTTGTAACGGCTTGGGATCTTGGGGTAGGCGATAGCACCTCTATTTGGTTTGCGCAGTTTGTGGGGCAGGAGGTGCGCCTTATAGACTACTATGAGTGCAGCGGTGTCGGTCTGGAACATTACGCCAAGGTTTTGGCTGATAAAGGCTACCACTACGAAAGTCACATCCTTCCGCACGATGTCAGGGTGAGGGAGCTTGGCACTGGCAAGTCCAGGCTAGAAACATTAGAGGCTCTTAGGGTGACCCCTGTTGTTATTGCCCCACAGCTTGGAGTAGATGACGGCATCCAGGCTTCTCGAACTATGCTGCACAAGTGCTGGTTTGATACCGCTAAGTGCGAGCGAGGCATTGATGCTTTGCGACAGTACCGCCGAGACTATGACGACAAGAACATGGTGTGGCGTGGGCGCCCATTGCACGACTGGACGAGTCATTGCGCCGATGCGTTTAGATACCTGTCAGTTGGTTACAGGCCAGCTACTAATTGGGGCGAGCCTATTCGCAGGAACCTTCAGGGAATTGTCTGATTTGTGATATAATCGGCCATCTATAAATTACATTGAGATTTAGCGTATGGCTGGAAGAATTAAAAAAGTTGTTGGCTTGCTTTCAGAGTTGCTCGACAACCCCAAGATGGAACAAACTGGCCGTTTACAAGAATATTCTAATGCCAAATCAAAAAACCCGGATAAAATACTTGAAGATTGGATGCGTCCAAATCAGGTAGTTGTTGATCCAATTGAATACCCTGTTGTTAACCTTTCTGACTTTGAAGGGCGAGGCTACGTCCTGGGCGAGTCGGATAGAGCAATTGCTAACCGCAGGCTTGAGGGTATTGGCAACAAAGCATTGTCCTCGCCTATAGACCTAAACACTGGCAGTAATTTCATATTCCACAACCCGGAAGTTTGGTCTAGCGGGAAAACTGTAATTAGCAAAATGATGAACCAGGCAAAGGTTCTAAAAGACAAAACCAAACAAAATCCAATAATGCTGCCTAGATTACTTGGACCGCAAGGAGTGGACTTCGACAAAAACCTTATGACGGCAATGCTACGGTGGAATGTAGTCAACGCTCCCAAAAGCACCCTAAAGCAGCAAGATGTTATTTTAAAAGACGTAATTCCTGGATGGCGTGGCGCCACTGACCCACAGTCTATGGAGGCTTTTTACAATTTGCCTGCTAATATCAGAAAAGCAACGCAGATAAAATTAGACAAGCTCAAGAATGAAGGCGGACTTTCGATTGGTAATGCAAGGGTGGCATTGACCAACCCTGACTATATAGACGTTCCCAATCAGACATTACCGGCGGTCGCTGAAATTGATGTAGCTAAAGGAATGACTAAAAACACCAGCTTAAATTATCCGGCTGGGGTGCTAGGGAAAGGGCTAGGTCTGTTAAGTGAGCCATTGACTGCTCCGCAATTAGTATCTCCGTCTGGTGTTTTGTCTTGGGGTGATAAAGGCTTAGTTCGGCCACAAGACGCTCATTTATTTTTCCAAAGGGCTAACACATCTGGCATATTAGACAGGGCTAAATTGAACGCTCTTTCAGATGCTGGAGTTAAGTTTAAGAGCGGCCTTCTTCCTGGTATTGCCACTGCTGGCGTTGCTGGCGGGTAGTGAAGATGCTGATGCGTCTGTTGCTAAGCTTGCAGCTCGCGGTATGGAGTTAGTAGATTTGATTGATCCTGAAGATAGTCGAGTCGGGGAATATTTTTTGCGGAAGGACGGCGACACTAAAAGCATTGGTTCTTTAAAAACAGATTACGCCATTGACTCTGGATTTGATGAGGGTTATATGTCCTCGCTAGATACTGAGATTGACCCAGGTTACCGCAGGCAGGGTCTGGCAGGTGAAATGTATGATGCTGCTGAAGAGATAAGCGGCAACAAGCTAGTGCCTTCCACACATCTATCTATGGATGGGGCGCATATGTGGAATGCCAGGGACTCCAAGTTGCTTAGGGAGGTGCATGAAAAAATGGGGCAGGCAAATTACAATCGGGTAGAGGACGTCTTATACCCTGAAGGAAAGCCGTCTCCTAATGCAATTAAGCTTCGAGGATTCAAAGATAGGGTTCATGGTTCTGCC